GTCTCTGTCAATCATTTTACCTTTACTAAAACCTGCAGATCCTCGCAAAACTTTTGCTACAATTTTATCTAGTTCTTTGTCGTATGTTGCTTCGTTGAGTTGTGTTTCTGATACAATGTCAAGTAATTCACGCATGTTAGCTCCCTATAGGACTTTTTGCATTTTCTTCATTTCCAATATCTTTGGATTCACCTGCTTTGACTCCGTCAATTGGATCTATTTCCCTATCTTTACGAGCTGTTTCTAATTCTTTAAGCAAATCCATAATTCTATTTTGTCCTACTTTGTCTTGGCAATCTGGATCTGCTTGTTCCATTTCTGGTGTATTTAATTTTGCTTCGTATGGTTCTTCTTTAGGATCGTCTGGCTGATATTCTTCTACAGGATCACCTTCGCCTCGTACAATTAATCTTTCATGACTACAAGGAATATTATCACTTAAATATTTTTCTAAAATATGTGCAGTAATTGGATATGTCAATTCTGCTTCATAATGTGTAACTTCCATGTTTTGTAGTTTCGGAAAGTCCATTGGTTTTTCTGAAATTGGTCCTGTTTTAACTTTGTTAAACTTGATAATTTCATATTTGTTAAGTGCGTTTTCCATTTTATCTTCGCAACCTTCTGGTAATTCGCCAGCGATCCGAATTTTAAAATGGTATGTTTTTTTTGATTCTGTTAAATATTCTGTAAAAGTTTTCATTGTATCAGTCCTATATTATCTATTTATCCATTTTCTTTAGTTTTTCTAATAAACTATTACGGTCTGTTACTACATATCCTTCGCCTTGCACTATATCACCTTCTGGCCCGCTTTCTTTATCTAGTTTTTCTTTTTTTAATTGCAGTTCAACCATTTTAAGTTTCTTTTCTAGTTTTGCATTTTTTGCATCTAAATTTGTTTTTAACATTTGACCAGCAACTTCAAAAATCCTTCCGCTATATCTAGATTCAACATTCATGCCTAAGTCCATTAAATCTTCATAAGCATCCATACTTTTAGTAGCTACTTCATCTAGCTCTGTATCACCTAAGTCACCAAGCCCTTTGACTTGAGGTAAAGCGGCTTGTATTTTATCAAGCTCTTGGATACTACGCATAGTATCTTCTTGTTCAACTATAGCAGTTTCTTTTTTTTCTTTCCTGCTTTCTTCTACTATTTGTTTAGAATCAGGCAGGTTAAGTAAATCTTCTAATTTTTTAGTCATTGTAATAACCTTTAAATGCTAGTATTATTTATTTTATCTCATGCCTTGGTGGAAAATATCTTTCTCGGTTATTACTCTAAAACGCAGTCCTTGTTGTTTACACCAATGATTTGCGGCCCCCCATTTAGCCTTATTTAATATGTAACTAGCTTGATTATGTCTACTATTACCAACTTTCTCTCTTAATGATTGATTTTGTGGTTTTACTTCTATCAATTCGGCATGGGTAGAACCGTTTTTATCTGAATAATTAATAAAAAAATCAGGAACATAAATTGTGTTTTTTCCTGTTAATGGATTTCTATAAGGAATTTTTATTGCTTCAGAAGCCCACTGTGTTACGCCTGGATGCTCATCGCAAAAACGCATAAAAGCAAATTCCCAACTGCTTCTATAAGTTGGTTTTTTGTTACCTACATACTTGCCAGGATTTTTACAAACAAATTTTCCCTGTGCGAATCTTGCCATATCATACTACAATATTTCTTTTTTCAAAATATTCTATGTTGGTATCAACTTTGAAACCTAAAGTAGATCCTTTATTTCTTTGGAAGTTAAGAACTTCTGTAACTACTCTACTCAATTGCACTTCCTCTAACCCTTTCAATGTATCTAGTAATTCGAATGTCTTTACATTATCTAATTTTGCTTGTTTTAATAAACTTTGTCCAACACTTATTGCTGAAGTTTTGTCAAATCCTCTTTTTGTAAAAAATCCTATTACAGCATCAAATTCATTACTTGGAAATTCTAGTGTTTTATTATAGTAATTATCAAAAAATTCTACTACTCTTTGTTCTGATTTCTGTTCTTTAGCTGGTAATTCTGACATTGATTATCCTTTCGGGAATATAGTATTGGCAACACCGCTTACGTCAACTCCGCCTATATTTCCTATTCCTTTTTTCAATACATTAAACCCCTCACTTCTTATACCGTCTGAACTTAGTCCTCTGACATTTCCTATTAACTGTGCCGCCGCTAATCCTGCCGCTAATGGACTACTAAATCCTTTACCTGTACGTGCATAGTCAAATAGATCTACACCAACACCTAAGATACCTCCCAGTCCTAAATTACCTCCGCCGGCTAGTGTAATTGGGCTAGGTGTTTTGTCGTAATGTTCTGCTGATCCAAAACCTTTTGGATTTCCATCTGCTCCAGCTTCTACAGGTCCTCTATCATACCACACAGCTTCGTATCTTACAGTCATTTGATTTTGCATTGTGCCTCCGCCGTCTGCGGCATCAACAGAATCATGGCCCCAATTTTCTATGATTGGATTAACCAATGTATATGTTGTGTAAGTTTTCCTAGTCATTTGACTAAGTTGTATGTTTGTAAAAAATGGCTCTGAACTGTTGTTATCTAAACCATAACGATAACCGTTGTAGCCTGATCCTAAATATGTATTATCACCAGGTTGTGAATTTGTACTATTTGCTAACTTATTATATGCAACAGGGTATACACCATAATTACCATCAGCATAGTAATATCTATAATAGGCTTCTAATAATGCTGTGCTTATACCTAGGTTATCATCATGAAAAGTAATGTTTATAGGATCATATTGAATACTTGTTTGAATATTTTTAATTCTATTATAGCTTTTTCTACTGTCTATTACAGCTGAGTACTTAGGTAAATCTGCGGCTTTTACTAGTAATCCTGCTTCTAGTTTATGTCTGTTTTCAAATGTAGGAATAGCTTTCAAAGCTGTAGGGCTAAATGTAAATGCTACATGATAAAGAAACTTTACTTTAGGAGCAAGTCTAAAACTATCTTCAACAAAGGTTCTAGATGCATGTCTAGCATCTCCCAAATTACCTTTAGGATTGAATAAGCCATCTCCTAAATTATCTAAAAAACCATTAAAAATTGACATTACTTTTTGCTCCTATAATGTATTTATCGATTGATATTAAGTGGGTATATAAAAGAATAGGGGTATTGCAATAATACCCCTATATGAAATAGATTAGGATTTAGTTTAATTATTAAGCGCCACCGCCTGTTACTAACGTGTTCACTGTTCTGCCTACCGCAGTACCAATTCCTGTACCTTGTGGTGATTGTACAGCATTGTCATATCTAACAGCTAATGTTACTGTAACTGGTTCTGATGTTGCATACGCTAAAGTATTGTAATTTGCACTTTCTAAGTAGCAACCGTACAACTCAAATGTTTCTAATACAGTTGGAGTATTAACTCCGTTACCACCGTCTAAGATTTCCATTCTAGTTGTAAATTTGTAATCCTGTCCGGAAGCCGCACTTGATTGCTCATAAAAGTCAAATTGTTTCTGTAATTGTTCGCCTGTAAGTTTTTGTACATTGTTATTAACATCTTCACGTAAATTAATTGTAATTGGCTCCCATGTATGTTTGCCAGCCAAGTATACTCGTGAATTATAAATGTCAATAGTCATTTGATCAAAACTAACATTAGGACGAGTTACATCTATAACTTGTTTTGTAAGTTCTGTTGTCGGTGTTGATACACCAAAATTTTCTAAAGACACCCTAAACCTATACTGAAGTTTAGGCATTAACAAGCCTTGGTTACTAGCAGAATCTCCGCTTGCCAAAGGCACTGTCATTTTTGATAGTGTTGATATCGCCATTATATTGCTCCTAATCTACTATTATTTATCATAATTACAATCCTGCTATTTCTCCAGTATTTTTAAGTCTAAGTGGAATGTAAATAAACTCAACTGCCTTAACAGGTTCAACAGCAATATCTAAGTAAAGCTCGTTTCTATCAATTCTTGCAGGTGTATTATTTGATTCATCACAAACTACTAAGAAATCATAAAGTGCTCTTTGACCTACAAGTTCTAATAATAAACTTTCAGCCGCTTGTTTTATTTCATCTCTTGTAATTTTATCATTTGGTTCAAACAAGTAAGGTTTTGCAAGAACATTAAGTTGGCTACGTAGATATATTACCAATCTAGATACATTGATTCTATCAAGAGCACTTGCTGTAAGTTGTCTTGTTTTTTGACCAAAGTTTACTAAACCAGCACCTGTAATAAACGTAATTGGATTTACATTATTTGCATATAAAGTGTCTCTTAAACCTTCGTTCAATGCTACTGATTTAAATTCGCCTTCTGCGTCAATAAATCCTGTTGAACTAGCATTTGATATTCCGCCTCTTCTTGTGCCTGCTGGTGCAAACCATGGAAAAGAAACTTGATCACTAAGTGCAATAGTTCTAAGCATCATGTGACTTGGTGGTACAACAACGTTTTTACCAAAGTTGTCGCTTGTAAATCCGCTTGGATAAAATACTGCCAAGTATGGATCTGCTGTAACCAAACCATTGTCGTTATCTTCTACAGCATTATTAACATTGGTTGCCCAGTTGTTTATATCAGTTGCATTGGCTTTTAATCTGAACGGTGAATCTCCAACTATAAATGCTGTTAAGCCTCTATCGAAGTTAAGTGATTTCATTTCGCCAATTAGTTCTGGATAACCAGGACATGCCATCATGTTAAAGATTCTTGACTCGTCATCTCTAATATCTTCGTTGCTGTTAACTAGTGCTTGAAGTGCTTGTACAACAACTTTACGCTGAGCTTTTCTACCAAAGCTACCAGAACCATCTGGTTGATTAGCAGATTCTGTTACCCAACGATTTGCAAAATATCCTGCCATTGATTGATCGTTAAATCTAGTATTGTCAGTTGCTGTGTTGATGTAGTTTCTTCTGTATTTTTTAACATTGAAACCACTTCTTCTAGTATTCCATAACAACATGCCTTTTGGATATAATGCAGGATCTGGAGCGTCTGGATCCATGTAATCACTTGCTAACAAGTCATCAATGTCACCAGCTGTATTTGAGTTAGCTCCTTGTGTGTTGTATCTTGCATCAGCAAACAGAATACCGTTTTCAGTTGTTTGGTCTGTTGTATCAACAGCAAACCATCTGTTTGCAACTGGTAAATCAGTTCTGTCTGAATTATGTTTATAAAGTTTTGGATAGTTTTCTAAGTCTGAAGTATCAATCCAAAGATCACCTGACACCAATGCAGTACCATCACTCTGTGTTGTTGGTGCTGTTGCACCTACAATAGGTCCTGCAGGATCTGTTTCTTTTGTAGCATCTACATTATAGTAAGGACTTGCTGTTGCGGCTTGTCCGCTTGATCCGTCATATAGATAACCTACAAATTCACTTCCATTGTGTACAAGGATGTCTACTTCATCAACAGTTGAATTGTACCATAAAGTACCTTCTGCTGTTGTTGCTGTAACTTCACTATCACTAGCAGTATAAGATAGAACTTTCCAAAGGCTAGCTTGTAATTGTAAAGGACTTGTTCCACTATCTGTACCTTGTACATAAGATAAGTTTGGAGTGCCTGTGTTTGCATCTACAAATGGTGTAAATCCAGCTTCTGTAAGAACACTATTTGTATCTACAAATTTAATTTCTCCACCTAAAGCATGTGATATTACAACTTTGTTTTGAGCATTTACAGTTGCAGTTACATTTTCAATATTTGCATCATTTATAGCGCCTGCTAAAACATTTGCATCTGAAGCCGCTCCTGTATATGTACCTGAAACAGTTACAGCCGCATTAAAAGCAAGTTGTGAATTATCTGTACTCTGTACTGTAAATGAAGCTGATCCACTGCTAATACTTCCAGCAATAATTTTTGCACCTGTAATTGTTGTAGGTGCAATTCCATTTCTACGATATAATTTAAAAGTAGCTAATGGTCTAACATCTCCAGCTACATTACTTAATACATACAAATCGCCAGTGAGCATGTTTGCTCCGCCGCCTGTCTTGTCCATGTTAAAAATAGCTTCGTTATTAGATGCATATATGCTTGGATTTGAAGTTTCCCACAATGCTGTGCTGTTATTCCATTTCTTAACAACGTATTTTGCACCCAAGTTAGGAGTAGTTGTTTTCATCCAT